CGTACGTGTCGAGCTCGACGTTCCCGAAGTCAGGCTCGCCGCTGCCGGCAGCCATTGACTGCTGTATAAACGGAATGATCTTCCCGGCAGGCTTCTCCCGCTGTCCTCCGTAATAGTCTATCAAAGCCGACACGGCACCGCGGCCGGTGCTGTCCAGAGCTTCATATTTGCGAGCGATCGTTAACGCCTCGTCCGAAATGGACGGGGCTTTTTTTGCTTTTGAGTCGAAGTCATCGAGCGTCTTCCCGAGAGCTGCAGCGAGTGCGCGGATGTTCTCCAGCGTGGGCGCTTTAGTTGTGCCGGCGATGATCTTGTTGATCGTGCCCTTCGGCACACCCGAACGGGCGGCGAGCTCGTCGATCGTGAGACCGGCTTCTTTTCTATATGTTGAAAGCAAAGTTCCGAGTTCCATATTAAATACCTCCGCGGGCAATTTAACACAGGTCGGAGCGTGCGTCAACTAAAAAATTCCGTTTTTGCCACTAAATAGCACAAAATAGTGTTGACAAGTTCCGTTTAAGGGATTATATTAAATCCAGCAGTTCCGTTTACGGAATTAATAGGAGGTGAGTAAATGGTTACGTATCCAGTGCTTCGGGCCGAGCTTGCACGTCGTGGTGTCAAGATCTCGGCCATTTCTAAAGCGCTCGGCATTACGGGCAGGACGTTCCGGAACAAACTGAACGGCGAAAGCGCTTTTACATGGCCGGAGGTCTGTCAAATCAATGAGCAGTTCTTTCCGGACATGAAAAAGGACGAGCTGTTTATGCGGGAGGTGGTCAACAATGAGGGAAAAAGCTGATTATCGCGAAAATCTGGCTCAACTTCGGGAAAGGACGAACGGAAAGATGCTCATATCGGTTTACGAGGCCGCGAAGATCCTCGGCGTCAATCCGAAAGCCCTGTTGAGCACCCAAGAGATCCTTGACATGTCGGTCGAGATAGGAAAACAGCGACGGATCCCGGTAACGGGATTAGCTCGCTGGATGAGCTGAAAGGAGGAAAAAATGGCTGAAGCAATAGCAATATGCGTCATCTATGTCGGCCCGTTCATTCTGGCAATGACCATCGGGGCGTTCATCTTTGAGACGCTGATACCGGCAATCAGGCGCAGAAGAGCGAGGAGGAGAAGATGATCCAGGTGATAATGTGCCCGACCGACCGGGTGCCCTATGTGACCAATATCAGCGACAAGCTGGAGACCATGCAGCGCACCGTCGGCGGCTATCTGGAGGTCGTGCCGACAGCTGACAGCGAGGTCGTGATCGTCTGCAACGAGGAGGGGCTGCTGGCCAATCTTCCGCCGAACCCGGCGCTGCCCATGTTTGTGGGCGACTGCTTTATCTGCGGAGTCGACGGTCCGGAGTTTACTGACATACCGGCCGACAAGAAAAAGAAAATCTTGGCAACCGTTAAACAGTTTTACAGGGAGGCTGTGCTTAATGAGTCTAGTTGAACGCTACACGGAGCCGGATATTTCCGGTCCAATCAGTGAGTGTGCCTGGTGCGGTAAGCCGATATACAACACCGACCACATGTACGACCTCGACGTCATCTGCCCGGAGTGCGACAAAGTGGCGTACAAAGGCTCCACGGCCGTCGATTTCATCGTGCATTTGCTGAAGGACGGCCAGGTCGGCAGCGTTATCTCGTTTTTGAAAGACAACCGGCTGGACGACTGGACGGAAGCCTTCGGCGAGTACGTGCGAACGTACTTCTCGGAGGAGTACGACAAATGGATAAAATTTTGAGGCCGTCGTGCGGCAACACGGCGACCTCGGAAAGGACTTTACGCTATGGCAAATGTATCACACGCCGGGACAGGCGTCAAGAATTACCTGAAGGCGAAGGTCGACATATACTTCCCGGAAGGGATAGCACGGTGCGCGACTTGCCCGATGCTCGAAACGTACGCCAGGAAGCAGTGCCGGCGTACCGGTGAATACATCCAGGACGACCGCTTCCAGGGGATGTGGTGCCCGCTGGATCTGCAGCTGCCGGATCCGGACGAGGACGACGACGCCGAGCTCAGGCGGGCCATCGGCGCGGCGGTCGAGTACATCCAGAAGCTCTGCGCCGAGCACCCGAATCTAAAAAAACTACTTAAAAAGGAGGAAACAAAGTGAGCCGCGAACAATGGGGACACGGTTACTGGCGCGGCGTTCAGGATGCTGAATCGGGGAAGGCCCACGACAATTTCTCAGACGATGTTAAGAAGTTTATTTGCCATATGTGTATAAGTAATGGTGCAAAAACATATGACAAATCTTTATTTGCCGTTAGCGAATTACTGGCGATATGTCGCATGGCAGGTGTTTCAGAGAAATACGCCAAAAAGGTTTATGACTACATCATGGAAAATGAACCTTACGGATGTTATATATCTGGGAATCCTCATACAACCTGGACAGATGATTATTTTGTTCTTCCTTGTGGATTTAATGACGTTAACTATTGGACAAAAGAATTAGAAAGGATTAAATCATAATTATGTCACTTATCATCAAATCTAATGGCGGCGGAGCCAAGCCGCTTGAACCCGGAACGTATACAGCAGTCTGCTACGGCCTTATTGATATCGGCTGGCAGTATAGTGAACAGTTCGGCAACAGTTCTCCGAAGGTCGTCATCATGTGGGAGATCCCGGACGAGAAAATCACGATCGACGGGGAGGAGAAGTCTCGTGTCGTCTCGGCGACCTATACCATGAGCCTGAACGAGAAGGCGAACCTCCGCAAGGTCCTCGCAGCGTGGCGCGGGAAGGATTTCACGGCCGAGGAGCTGAAGGGCTTTAACCTGTCGTCTATCCTTGGCGTGCCGTGCCTGCTCAATATCGCACGCAGGGAGAGCACCGGCAAGACGTTCGTCGCGGGTGTTATGCAGCCTCCCAAGGGCACGAAGAAACCGAAGGCCACGATGGCGCCCATCCTGTTCGACCTGGATAATGATCCGCTGGAAAAAATAGAGACGCTGCCGGCGTGGATCCAGGACACCATCAAGAAGAGCGAGACGTACAAAGACCGACTGGCCGGCGTGGGCCACGGCGAAGAGGGTCCGGCTGTCGAGCCCGTAATGGAGGAGCTGCTGGATGAGTCAGATCTTCCGTTCTGATCTGTTCGGCCGTTGCCGTGAAGCGGTGCCGGCCCTCGAGGCCGCCCGCTTTTACGGGCTGGACATCAGGCCAAACAACACGGCGTGCTGTCCGTTTCATGCCGACGATAAACCGTCTATGTCGTTCAAGAACGGCTCCTTCCGGTGCTTCGGCTGCGGAGTGCATGGTGACAGCATCGACTACGTCGCCATGTACTTCGGGCTGAAGCCCATGGACGCGCTGGCCAAGCTGAACCGCGACTTCGGCCTGAACCTTCCGCTTGACGCGGAGCAGACGCGGGAAGACCGCGAGGCAATGCGCCAGAAGGCCGCGCAGATGAAAGAGGAGCGGCTGTTCAGGGAATGGAGAGAACAGAAACAGAACCAGCTCGCTATGGTCTATCGGGTCGGTCATCAGGCGTTAATGTCCGGCCGGGAATTGAACGATGCGGAGGCCTGGTCCGTTAAACAGATGGCGATGATAGAATACGCTCTCGACTTTTTTGATGATTCCGCTTGGAGGGGGTGGTGGGAAGATGACAAGCGACGAACGCATGCACAGAAACTCGTTCTTTGATAAGAGCAGATTCCTGCATAACGAGTTCGGCGACACGCTCATAAAAAAGTATCATATCTGTCTGATCAATGAAGGGCTGCACGTTTACTCTAACGGCATATATACGCCGAAGCTCCTCGAGCAGATCATGATCGACGAGCTGCAGGACATCAACAAGAACCAGCGGAGTGAGGTCCGGGCGTACCTTCGCAACTCGTCCCAGACGCCTGTATGCGAACCGTCACCGCCGGAGCTCATACCGCTGAAGTCGAAAGTGTACGACATCGTGAACGACCGGTTCCTGGATTATTCGCCTGATCTCGTCTTCCTGAACCGGTTCCCGTGGGACTATGATTCGAACGCGCCGGCGACGGAAGCCGTCGACAATCTGCTGACGACGATCACTGACCGGGGCGACGGGAAGCCAGACGTCGATGTGTTTATGCTGCTGCTCCAGGCGATCGGCAGCGTGCTCTTCCGCCAGAACCGGTACAGAGCGAGCTTCATGCTGTACGGTCCGTCCGGCAACAACGGAAAGAGCACTCTGCTGAACATGATCACGCAGTTCGTCGGCGATCAGAACGTGTCGTATTTGTCGCTCCAGGACACGGCGAACCGCTTCAGGGGCGCGATGATCTACGGCAAGGCGGCGAACATCGGCGACGACATCCCGGACAAACTTCTCGACGACTCGTCCATATATAAGAAGCTCGTCACGGGTGAGGTCGTCATCGCAGAGCAGAAGAACATGGACCCGATCCCGTTCAGATCCTACGCGAAGTTCTTCTTCGCAGCGAACAGCCTGCCGCCGGTCTCGGATAAGTCCCGTGCGTTCTTCTCCCGATTGATGGTCATACCGCTCAAGCACGACTTTACGAAGGACGGCGACGTGGATCTGAAGGACCGGCACTGGACGGACGCGGACATGACGTACCTCATGCGGCTCGCTATCGACTACGGTCTGAAGACTGTTATCAAGAACGGACGCTTCATTATGCCGGACGCGGTCAAGGCTCTCGTTAATGAGTACGAAATGGAGAATAATCCCGTCCTCGGCTGGCTCGACGAACACAGGATGAGGATCGACGGGGAAACGACCGACTCGGTATACGAAGACTTCTATCACTGGTGCCTGAACGCGGGCCACCGCAATGTCATTTCGAAGAAGCGCTTCTCTCGTGAATTGAACGTCCGCGCCGGGTATGTTACTGACGTCCGGAACGGCGAACGGTGTTATTTTCTCAAATAACAACGATTTACAACGATTATTTGAATATAATCGTTGCCTGTTAATCCTTTGATATTTCTACATTTTTAAAAAAAAACAACGATATAACGATTATTTTGAGGAAAATAAAAATTATTAAAATAGCAGGTGTGGAAAACGCCAGAAAATCGTTGTTATCGTTGCAGGAGGTGACTATGGGCAAATCATCGCAGAAAAAGGGAAGAGCAGCCGAGCTCGAATTAAGTCGGTTACTCAACGAGGCCGGCATACCGGCGAAACCGGGAGCGGCTCTTAATTACGGAACCGAGCCGGATCTGACCGGTATACCCGGCATACATGCCGAAGTCAAACGACATGAACGTATCGAGATCGGAGCATGGTGCCAGCAGGCCGAACAGGACGCCCAGCGGTTCGGTGGTATACCGTGCGTATTCTTCCGGAGGTCCCGGGAGCCCTGGCGGGTGACAATGACGCTCTCGGGGTTCATCGAATTGTATAAAAAGGGGGTGGAGTAATGGTCAAATTGAAACCCTGTCCATTCTGTGGCTCGGAAGAGCTTGAAATGCAACTCGACATAATCGACAAATACGCTGTTGTTTGCCTCGGCTGCGGAGCCTGCGGTCGAGACGAGGCAACAAAAGAAAAAGCTGCGGCATCCTGGAATAGACGATACGGGAGTGAAGACGATGACGGATGAAGAAATATACAAAGCATACTGCGTCGGGTGCCTTAACGAGCGCAGCTGCCACGAGGACTGCACGGAGTGCGACTTCGTCACAGCGCTCAAGGCAGGCGTCTGTCCCGTCTGCGGGAACGGCAAGATCGTCGCCGGCAAGTGCACGGCCTGTGGCATAACGGTCGACGATGAGGTGCCACAATGAGCTGGAGGTCTGAAGCATACGGAGCGATCCGGCGCTATCCGCAGCACAAACGTGACGCGGAGCAGCTGCGGGCCGTGAGCATAACAGCCTCGGCAAGCGGTGGCAGGAGCGGCACGAGCGTCTCCCGGACGACGGAGAACGCGGCGCTCCGGCAGCTGCCGAAACAGGCGCAGCGGGAGCTCGACGCAGTACAGGAGGCCATCGCGGCGACGAGGCAGTACCGAAACGGCGAGCACCACGTTCACCTGATCGAGCTGATGTACTGGCGGGGCCGGGCGAACATGTCCATGATCTACGCGGCGGACGAGATACCGATCGCGCTGGTGACGGCCAGAGCGTGGCACAACGACTTCGTGAAGCTCGTGGACGCTTATCTCCGGATTTTTTAAATATATGTTTCAGACCATAAAAACAGGCGTAATATGATAGCGTGAATACGCAGCGGGAGCTCGGCAGGAGACTGTCGGGCTCTTTGCTATATGGGAGTGGTCTGCCATGAAAGAGCAGGAGCTGATCCCGGTGTTCATCCTTTACGGCAAAAAGGGAAAGGCCGTCTGCATCTGCCACGCTGACCGGAAGGGATGTAACCGGAAGTGTCAGCGGGACATTGTGGTCCGCGACAAATACGAGGGCTGGATCCAGACGTTGTACCGAGACAGGTATGGCCAATGAAAGACTACGCTGCACCGTTCTATAAATCGAAGGCCTGGCAGCGCTGCCGGGACGGCTACGCGAAAAGCGTGGGCGGTCTCTGCGAGGAGTGCCTGAAGCGCGGACTGTACAAGCCCGGCGAGATCGTGCACCACAAGATCCACCTGACGCCGGAGAACATACACGACCCGAGCGTGGCTTTATCGTGGGACAACCTCGAGCTTTTATGCAGGGATTGTCACGGCGACGAGCATAAAAAAGTTTTGAAGCGCTACACGGTCGACGAGTTCGGTCGGGTGACGGCGAGATAGCCCCCCGTGAGCCGACCTCCCTCGAAACCACGGAAGACCCACCCGTGCCCTCGCGAATTAGATATAATCAAGAGATTTTACGATGAGCAAGCGGAAAATGCCCGAAGATAATCATATTTACGCGTACTACCAGGGAATCAGCAACGGTTCGATCGCGGTCGGCCGCTGGATCCGGCTGTTATACGAATATCTGATAACTTCTCTGGACGAGAAGCGCTTTTTCTTCGACCAGAAGGCCGCCAGCGACGCCATCAACTGGATCGAGGCGCACTGCTTCCACACCGAGGGCCGTCTGGCGCCCGGTCCGCTGAAGCTGGAGCTCTGGCAGAAGGCCATGCTGTCCGCCATCTTCGGCATCGTCGACGGAAACGGCGAGCGCCAGTGGCAGGAGGTCCTTCTCCTGGTCGCCAGAAAAAACGGCAAGAGCAAGCTCGCCTCGAGCATCGCCGAGTATGTCTGGCGGAGCGGCGTGGGCGGCTACGGCGCCCGAGTCTTCTGTCTCGCACCGAAGCTGGAGCAGACAGACATCATCTACGACGACGTTTGGCAAATGTGCACTCTGGATCCGGAGTATCAGAGCGAGAAAGAGCGCACTTCCATCAAGAACGCCTACCGGGAAAAGGTCAACGACGACTCGATGCTCCCGCGGCACCGGATGACCGACCTCTTTATTCCGGGCACCAACAGCACGGTGAAAAAGATCGCGTTTTCCGCTAAAAAGTCGGACGGCTTTAACCCGTCGCTCTGCATCTGCGACGAGATCGCCGCCTGGGAAGGCGACAAGGGCCTCAAGCAGTACGAGGTCATGATGTCCGCCATGGGCACGAGACCGGACGGCCTGCTGCTCTCCTGCACCACGTCCGGCTACATAAACGACTCTATCTACGACGAGCTGACCAAACGGTCGACTCGTTTTTTATTGGGCGACTCGAAAGAGACCCGCCTGTTGCCGTTCCTTTACATGATCGACGACGTCGACAAGTGGAACGACGTCAACGAGCTCCGGAAGGCGAACCCGCAGCTGGGCAAGTCCATTCCGGTCTCTTATATGCTCGAGTCCATCGCCATCGCCGAGAGCAGCCTGTCGAAGCGGAACGAGTTCCTCTGCAAGTGCTGCTGCATCAAATCTTCGAGCAGCCTTGCCTGGCTCGACGCGAAGGTCGTCGAGGCCGCCTCCGGCGAGCCGCTCCGGCTCGAGGACTACGCTGACACGTATGCCGTCGCAGGCATAGATCTCTCTCAAAGCCGCGATCTTACGGCCTGCACGGTCGTCATCGAGCGGGACGGCGAGCTCTACGTCTTCGCAAAGTTTTTCCTGCCGGCGGAGCGCATCGACGAGGCCACACAGCGGGACGGCGTGCCGTACAACATCTACATCCAGCGCGGCCTGCTGCAGCTGTCCGGCGACAACTTCATCGACTACCACGACTGCTTCCAGTGGTTTGTGGACCTGGTCGAGAAGTATCGGATCTACCCGCTCCGGGTCGGCTATGACCGTTTCTCTGCACAGTATCTGGTGCAGGACCTTCAGTCCTACGGCTACATACTCGACTCGGTCTACCAGGGAGAAAACCTTTATCCCATCTGCCTTGAGACGCAGGGGCTACTGGAGGACGGGAAGATCCACATCGGCGACAACGACCTGCTGAAGGCCCACCTGCTCAACAGCGCCATCAAGATGTCGACCGAGCGGGGCCGCGGAAAACTTGTAAAGGTAACACCGTCCGTCCACATAGACGGGACAGCCGCTCTGCTGGACGCCATGACGGTGCGTCAAAAATACTACGCCGAGATCGGCGAACAGTTAAAAAACGGGGTGTGATATGGGACTTTTTGAGAAGATCTTCGGGCAGCGCCCGGAGCCGAAAGGAACCTACGGGGGCGAGTTCCGGATGCTCGACGGCTACGTGCCGCATTTTACGCGCTGGGGCGGGTCCATTTACGAGAGCGAGCTGATCAGGGCCGCCATCAACGCAAGAGCAACGCATATATCGAAGCTCGACGTCAAGATCAACGGCGCGGCCAAGCCGGCGCTGCAGACCAAGCTGGCCCACGGGCCGAACGAGTACCAGACCTGGAGCCAGTTCCTGTACAGGCTCTCCACGATCCTGGACGTCCACAACACGGCCTTTATCGTGCCGGTGTACGACCAGTACGGCGAGCCGAGCGGGATCTACGCGCCGCTGCCGCGCAAGTGCGAAGTCGTGCAGTATAACGACGTACCCTACTTGCGTTACGAGTTCTCCTGGGGCGAGCACGCCGCCATCGAGCTCGACTACTGCGGCGTGATGACCAAGTTCCAGTACCGCGACGACCTCTTCGGCGAGAACAACCATGCACTGCTCCCGACCATGGACCTCATAAAGATCCAGAACCAGGGCATCGAGGAGGGCGTGAAAAACTCGGCGAGCTTCCGCTTCTGGGGCCGCGTGTCACAGTTCACGAAGCCCAGCGACCTGGCACTCGAGCGGAAAAGGTTCTCCGAGGAAAACTTCAGCAAGGACGCCCAGGGCGGCGGCCTGCTCCTCTTCCCGAACACCTACACCGACCTGCACCAGATAGAGTCGAAACCGTTCGTCGTGGCAGCCGAGCAGATGGCAGCCATCAAGCAGAGCGTCTACGACTACTTCGGCGTCAATGAGGACATCCTCACAAATAAGGCATACGGCGACGCCTGGGCGGCGTTCTACGAGGGCTGCGTGGAGCCGTGGGCCATCCAGTTTAGCACTGTTATGACCAAGACGCTTTTCACGTACCGCGAGCAGAGCCAGGGCTCGTACGTCATGGCGACGTCGAACCGGATCCAGTACATGAGCAACAGCGACAAGCTGGCCGTCTCGGCCCAGATGGCCGACCGCGGCCTGATGACCAGGAACGAGATCCGTGAGATCTGGAACCTGCCGCCGCTGCCGGATGAAATAGGCAACCAGCTCCCGATCAGGGGCGAGTATTACAACGTAGGAGATGATACAAGCGATGAAGAAAGAGATCAGGGCGTTTAACTTTGAAGTCCGCGCCGAGCAGAACGAAGAGCACGGCCACTATCTCGCCGGCACGCCGATCGTGTTTGACGCCGAGTCTGACCTCGGCTGGTGCTCCGAGATAATCGAACGGACGGCGCTCGATAACGCGGATCTTCGCGACGTGCGCTTCCTTATCAATCACAACACTGACATGATCCCGCTTGCCAGAAGCAGGAACAACAACGAGAACAGCACGATGCAGCTGTCCGTGAACGAGAACGGGATGGACATCCGCGTGGATCTCGACACGGAGAACAACAGCGACGCAAGAAGCCTATACTCGGCCGTCGAGCGTGGCGACATTTCCGGTATGTCGTTTATGTTCACGGTCGATGAGGATAACTGGCTCAACGCCAAGAGCGAGCACCCGACCCGCGTGATCAGAGCGATCGACAAGGTCTTCGAGGTGAGCGCCGTGACGTGGCCGGCGTACGAGCAGACCTCTCTGGAGGCCCGCGGACTGTCTGAAGCGCTGGAGAGCGCCAAGGCTTCGCTGGAGAGCGAAAGAGCCCGGATCCAGGCGGAGGAGCGAAAGCGCCAGCAGATAAAGATCCTGCTGGACATGTAAGAGGAGAAAAACATGGAAATCAACGAAATGACCATCGAAGAGATGGAGGCCCGCAAGGCCGAGATCCGCAGCGAGGTCGAGGCGGAGGACGCCGATCTTGACGCCCTCGAGGCCGAGGTCCGCGGGATCAACGAGGAGCTGGAGGCCCGTAAGGCCGCCGAGGCCCAGAGGGCCGAGCTCCGCGCAGCCGTCGCCGCTGGCGAGGGCGAAGTCACCAAAACAATCGAAACAGAGGAGAGAACCATCATGACCAACAACGAGATCCGCAACAGCGCCGAATACATCGACGCGTTCGCCGAGTACCTCAAGTCCGGCGACGACAAAGAGTGCCGCAGCCTTCTCACCGAGAACGTCTCCGGAGCTCTTCCCGTTCCCGAGTTCGTAGACAGCATTATCCACACCGCGTGGGAGAACGACGAGATCCTCCGCCGCTGCCGCAAGACCTACATCCGCGGCAACCTCAAGGTAGCGTTCGAGCGCTCCGCTGACGGAGCCTACGCTCACACCGAGGGCACGACCGCGGTCACCGAAGAGAGCCTCACGCTCGGCATCGTGACCATGATCCCGATGATGATCAAAAAGTGGATAACCATTTCTGACGAGGCCGTCGCCATGGGCGGCGAGGCGTTCATCCGCTACATCTACGACGAGCTCACCTATCAGATCACCAAAAAGCTCGCCGACCTCGTCATCGACGACATCAAGGGCGCCGAGACCACTAGCGGCTCCACCTACGTCGGCGTGCCGAAGGTCTCCGCTGCCCCCAGCGTGACCACGGTCGCGACCGCAGCCGCCAACCTCTCCGCCGAGGCCCGCAACCCCGTCGTCATCCTCAACAGGCTGACCGAGGCCGCGTTCGTCGAGGCAGAGGCCGCCGCCAACTTCGCGTTCGATCCGTTCTTCGGCCTGCCCAGAGTCTACACCTCCGAGCTCCCGGCATACAGCGCGGCCAGCGACAACGCTGTCTACGCTATCGTCGGCGACCTCTCCGGTGAGACCGTCAACTTCCCCGAGGGCGAAGGCGTCGTCATTAAGTGGGACGACCTCTCTCTCGCCGAGGCTGACCTCGTAAAGGTCGTAGGCCGTGAGTACGCCGCCCACGCGATCACCGCTCCGGGCAAGTTCGTCAACATCACCAAGCCGGCCGCAGCTACCACCTGATGAAGCTGCTGCTGACGAAGGCCGCAAGAATTAATTACAACGCCGGGGAGGTCGTCGAGGTCTCCCCGGCCCAGGCGCAGTTCCTTCTGGCTATCAATGCGGCGCAGCTGCTCGAAGTGAAGGAAGTGCCCGAAAAACCGAAAACACGTACACGAAAGGCTACGACAAAATGAAACTGCTGATCGCGATCCCGACGATGGACACCGTCCCCGTCGTATTCATGGAGAGCCTGCTGCGCCTCACGAGGCGCCTGACGCTCCAGGGCATCTCGCACGAAGTCGCCATAGAATCCGGCACCCTCGTCTACATGGCGCGGGACAGGCTCGCCTGCAAGGCCATAAACGGCGACTGGACGCACGTGCTCTGGCTGGACAGCGACATGGTGTTCCCCGAGAACATCGTGGACGACCTCCAATTCTGCGGTGAGGACTTCGTGACCGGGATCGCGCACGGCAGGCGGAAGCCTTTCATGAGCTGCGTGTTCAAGAACATCGACCTGGACCACCTGGAACGGTGGCAGCTGGAGGACTATCCGATCAGCGCCTTCGAGGTCGCCGGCTGCGGCATGGCCTGCGTGCTGATAAAGACGGAAATCCTCCGGGCCGTCCAGATGAAGGACGGCACCTGTTTCACGCCGTTCCCCCGCTACGGTGAGGACTTGTCATTTTGTAAAAGAGCAGCCGCTCTCGGCTATAAGATCTGGTGCGAGCCAACGGTCCGCCTGGGTCATTTGGGACACCTGATCATCTGGCCGGACGACTGCGCGAGGTATCTCGATGAAGTCCATTAAAGTTTTGATTACAGCACCGCTGAAGCAGGACGTGGGCATATTCCGCGAGCATCAGCGGGCGCTGGACGAGCTGATCGTGCCGGACGGCGTGACGGTCGACCGCTTCTGGGTCGTCAACGACTGCCCCGCTGTCGTCCCGGAGATCCGTGGCGACTACATCGTCGTAAACACCGGCGACAAATACGAGAAGTCCGTCAACGACCATATATGGACGTACGAGAACCTCAACAAGATGCACCTGCTCCGGAACCTGACGATACAGCGGGCGCTGGAGGGCGGCTACGACTACTGGTGGAGCATCGACACGGACCTCATCCCGGATCCGCGAACACTGTCCGTTTTATTGAGTGCAGATAAAGACATAGTCAGCGAGATCTTCTGGACGAGGGCGCCGAGCGGCGCCTACTGGTGCAACGCCTGGATGTACGACCAGGCCACCGGCATGCTGCCGGAATGGCACGAGCCGGGGCTTTATCAGGTCGGCATGACCGGCGCTCTGACGCTGGCGAAGCGGAAAGTGGTCGAGGCGATCGACTATACACCGATCCCGAACATAAAAAAGGCGCTCTGGGGCGAGGACAGACACTTCTGCATCCGCGCCGCCTGCGCCGGGTTCGAGATGTGGGTGGACACGCATTATCCCGCCGAGCATCTGTTCACAGACCAGCTCTATCGGGAGTACATAAAGAGGAGAGAGACAAATGGCTGAAGATACCATGCTCACAAAGACAAAGCTCGCGCTGCGGATCACAACGACGGCGTACGACAACGACATCAGCGACCTGATCAAAGCAGCGAAGCTGGACCTGGGCATCGCCGGCGTGATCCTTCCGTCAGAGCTCGACGCTCTCTGCGGGCGGGCGATAATCACTTACGTCAAGGTGCACTTCGGCGCCTCCGCTGACGCGGACTACACGCGGCTAAAGGCCTCCTACGACGAGCAGAAGGCGCAGCTGCAGACCGCGACCGGTTACACGGACTGGGGTGATCTCGTTGCTACGAGCTGACGTCATTTATCTCATCAAAGAAAATCCGGGCAACCATGGCTGGTTCGACAGCCCGACATACACCGAGAAAGAGGTCTACTGCACCGTGCGATCCGTCGGCATGACCGAGTATTACAGAGCGCACGCGCAGGGCCTGGAGCCGTCCGTCGTCTTCGTTCTGGCCGACGAGGCAGACTACGACGACGAGCGGATCCTCCGGTGGGGCTCGAAGTATTACCGCCTGGTCCGGACCTACACGGACGGGCTCTCGATCGAGCTCACCTGCGAAGAGATCGCGCCCGTGGCGACGACAGAGGAGGCGACGACGAGTGGCACTGCAAACACTTAAAGACGCACTCGACGCGACGCAGCTGCCCTTCGCGCACTTCGCATGGGCCAAGGGTGCAAAAGAGCTTCTGGGCGACCACGGCGTCTACGCCGAGGACGGAGCCAATGACCTTTACGGCGACGACATCCACGCGGAGAAGGCCGTCGAGGGCACGGTGGACTACTACACCCGGGACGGCTCCGGAACGCCGCAGACGACGATCGAGACGGCTCTCAACAACGGGAAGATAGCCTGGTATCTCAACTCGATACAGTTCGAGGAGGAGACCGGCTACGTGCATTACGAGTGGGTGTTTCAAGTCTGATGGCTACGATCAAGTTTGACGGCATAGCCGACTACCAGAAACAGCTGGAAAAGCTCGGCCGGGCAGCTCCCGGTATATGCAAGTATGCGGTCTACGACGCCGCAGGAATGGTCGCAGACGCTATCAAGGAAAACTGCCCCGAGAGCGACGACAAGCGCACACAGGGCGACCTGCGGCGCAGCATCGGCCTCACAGGCTTTAAGAACGATAACGGGTTCATCTACACGAAAGTCGTGTTCTCCGGCTACGACCGGAAGGGCACGCCCCTCGACCTGATCGCCCGCGTTCTGGAGAGCGGAAAATCGTATAAAAGAAAGCACGCCTTCATACGGCCGGCGGTCAACAAGGTCAAAAGGGCCGCGGAGTTTGCCATTGAGAAGGCGCTCAACGAAAAGATCAACCAGTACATGAAGTAAGGAGTGACACAAATGGCAGGCATAGGCCTCTATGGTGTTTATTATTCCAAAGCAACCGTCGCTGATGGCGTCGTCACCGGTTACGCGGGCGTCCAGCAGATGGGCAAGGCAATCAGCGCCTCGTTCGAGCAGACCGAGCCGAACGACAACCCGCTGTACGCCAACAACGGCATCGCCGAAAAAGACGGACATTCCGGCTCCGGCGGCACGCTGAACCTGACGCTTGACCGTCTTTCCCAGGCGGCAGCCGCGGACCTCTATGGTCTCACGCTGAAGACCAGCAACGTCGCCGTAGCCGGCACGACCGTCGTCGGCAGCGGCTTCGACTATTCCGGCGACGAGCAGAGCGCTCCCGTCGGCGTGGCGTTCATCAGATGGTGCCAGGAGAACAACGACCGCAACAAGCACGAGGTCGTTCTCTTCCGCAACGTCAGCTTCAGCTTCCCGAAGATCGAGGCCCAGACGATGGGCGACCAGATCGAGTGGCAGACGCCCGAGATCGTGGGCACCGTCATCGGCAAGGAAGGCGACGGCACGAACCCGTGGTTCATGACCCGCGTGTTCCCGTCCCAGGCGGCCGCGATCCAGTTCATCACCGACAAGTTCGCAGCCAGCGCTGCTACCACCTGATCGGTGCGTTTTTAGAGGAGGGAACGCATGAAGATCTCATATATCAACCTTCTGGGCAAAGATTACCCGCTCTGCTTTTCGCTATCGGCGACCGAGAAGCTGACCGAAGAGTTCGGCAGCATGGAACAAATGCAGAGCGCTATCAAAGACAGCTCGGTGAAGTCAATCTGCACGATCCTCGACGTCCTGCTCGAAGCGGGACAGAAGTACTGCAAAGTGGCCGGGATAGACTGCCCGCCGCCGCTGCCATGCAGAGCCGGAGACGTGATAGACCTCTCTGATCCGGAAGCTGTTACGGCAATCTTCCATGCGATCAGCGCCGGCAACGAGCGCACCGTGGAGGCTGTCGAAAAAAACGCAGTGGCCACGCCGAAGGAATAGCAGCTTCGGCGTGGGTGTATTTTATGGGACATCTCGCAGGGCTGACCCGCGCCGAGGTGTCCCATTTACCGCTCGGCGTCGTGTTCGATCAGATAGCATGTTATCAGATCATGCACGGCGCCCGCGAACGAAGGCGGCCCACAGGGTCGCTCTTCGAGCAGATGCAGCATGTGAGGTGAGATAATGTCTGTTGATATAGGGCCGAAAATAGGTATCGAGGGCGAAAAAGAGTTTCGGGACCAGCTGTCCGCAGTAAGCCAGGCCGTAAAGACCATGGGCTCCGAGATGAAGATCGTCACGGAGGAGTTCGGCAGGAACGCCCAGTCTGAAGAGGCCCTCACGAAGAAAAACGAAGTCCTCGACCGCACGATCTCAACTCTGAATGAGAAGCTCGAGCTCCAAAAAAAGGGACTCGAAGAGTCTGCCAGGGCATACGGTGAGTCTGACGAAAAGACTATGAAATGGCAGCAGGCCGTCAACGAGACGGAGGCCGCCATCGCAAAGGCAACACGGCAGACCGACGAGAACACGAAAGCGCTCGAGAACCTCGGCAAAGAGACAGACGACGCCGAGAAAAAGAGCTCCAAGCTGGGCGACACGCTGGGCAAGGCTTTCAAGACCGGCGCAGAGGTCGCAGCTGCGGCCGTCACGGCCGTCGCCACGGCAGCCGCCGCGGTGGGCAAAGAGCTCTGGAACATGGCCACGGAGACGGCCAATATCGGCGACACGATAGACAAAAACTCGCAGAAGGTCGGCTTGAGCACGGAAGCATATCAGAAGTGGGACTACGCCATGAAGATATGCGGCACAGAAATGTCTGCAGCAACCACCGGCCTCAAAACACTGACCAATAAATTTGACGACGCGAAGAACGGCACCCAGAGCGCCGTCGATATATTTGACCGGCTCGGCCTGAAGATGGCAGATATCCAGGATTTGAGCCGCGAGGACCTGTTCGCAACGGTCGTTAAGAGCATTCAGAATGTCGAGTCGGAGACGGAAAAGGCAGCCATCGCCAACGACCTGTTCGGCAAGTCCGGCCAGGATCTGGCCCCGATGTTCAACATGACCGAGGAGGAGCTCAACCGGCTCATGGACGAGGCCGACAAGTACGGCATGGTCATGAGCGAGGACGCTATCGCGGCGAGCGCATCCTTCCACGATAGTCTGACGAAGCTTCAGGGCACGTTCCAGGGCTTCAAAAACAACATCATGGCGGACATCCTGCCGGGCCTGACGGCCGTCACAAACGGCATCGCCGATATGATGACGGGCGACGCGGCAGCGGGTTCGCGTATATCCCGCGGTTTCCAGTCTATTCTGGACGAGATCACCACGAAAATCCCGATGTTTTCCAGCCTGATCTCCACGATCGCCGGCACCGTCCTCCAGTCAGCGCCGCAGATCTTGAAGGCGCTGGCAGACGGCGTTTTGAGCTCTATCCCGGTATTACTGCCTATCGCGACCGAGGTCGTGAGCACGCTCATCACCGGCATGACTTCGATGCTGCCGGACGTGGTCGCTGCCGGGATCGAGATAGTGCTCCAGCTGGCGGACAGTATCAGCTCGGACCTGCCGACGCTCATCCCAATCGCGATCGACGCCCTGTTGACCATCATCGACGCCCTGATCTCTAACGCGGACCAGCTCATCGACGCCGCGATCCAGATAACGCTGGCGCTGGCGAACGGCCTGATTTCATGCCTTCCCCAGCTCCTCGAAATGGCGCCTGTAATAGTCCAAAAACTGGTAACTGCGATATCAGAAAATACGCCAAAATTGCTGGCCGCCGCGGTTGACATAATTTTAGCGCTGGCCCTCGGAATTTTTGAAAATTTGCCCGAGATCCTCACTGCGGCGTACGACATAGTGAAGACGCTGCTCCTCGGCCTCGGCGAGTCGTTCATCAATATGGTGGAAATGGGCGGCCAGCTGGTCGAAGGCTTCATCCAGGGCTGGGCCGACAAGTTCACCTGGGCCTGGAACAAAATCAAGGAATGGTTCAGCAACGTGCTCCAAAAAGTCAAAGACTGGCTGGGCATACACAGCCCGAGCCGCCGGTTCGCGGAGCTGGGCCAGTTATCGGCCGAAGGTTTCGGCGAAGGCTGGGAGGACGAGTTCGCCTCGGTCTCCCGAGATATTACCGACTCGATGAGCTCGCTCTATCCGGACTCAACGGCCAACGCGGGCGTCGTGAGCGCCATGCGCGGCACGGGCCTGACGTCGGCCATGGCGGACGGCGTGAACGCCCTCGGCTCGCTGATGAGCTACAACGGCAACGGCGATCTGAATATCGTGTTCAACGTCAACGGCCGCGAGTTCTATCGGGCGACCCTGCAGGACTTCCGCCTTGTGAACGCCCAGAACCCGATCATCGTAAACGACTTTTAAAGGGGGATAAGTATGGTACAGCTCGTAATAAACGGTACGACCTATCCCGAAACAAGCGGCGACAAGTACATCGTCTGGAAAGAGGACCTCGGCCAGATGCTCCGCATGGCGGGCGGCAATCTCGTCTTCGAGAAGCGCGGCCAGGTCTACAAGATCCGCTACGAGTACGACTACTTCACGCCGTTTTTACTGAATAAATGCCTGACGGACCTCCGGGCGGGCAACGAGGTCCAGGTCGGTTTCCTTCTCCCGGACGGGACGACGGGGTCCGGCCTTTTCCGCTGCACGTCCTTCCCGCAGCCGACCTTCGCCTTCTCGAAGGGCTTCGGCGAGGCGGCCGAGGGGCGCTGGCACAACATAGCCTTCGAGCTGGAGGGGGTCGAGACTATTGCAGACGACGTCGCAGGCGTATAAAGACGCTATAAACGCACCGACCCGGAAGATCGTACCGAAGGCCGTCATCGACCTGGCGGATCCGGACCTGGACGTGTCGGCCGTCGCCGGCGATTACGACGCGAGCTACTCGTTCCCGGACCAGCTGTACGACCGCGACGCCGGCTACTCCGGCGAGGTCTACGCAACCGGCGAGCACAACAGATGGCTTCTGGACGGGTCCTTCTCCATTTTCCCCGACGACCCGCTCACCCGCGGAGGCGAGCAGGGCGTGATCGGCGACACACTGTCCGGAGCCGACTGCAGCCTGAACAAATCACTCGAGATCGACATCAGCGGCGTCGAGACGCTGCAGGTCGTGACGGTCGCCCCGACGGGCGTCCTGGCGGACGGCTATCCGGTGCGGCTCTCGCTGGACATCTACTCCAGCTCGAGCCTGCTCTACTCCGGCACGGCGGAACCGGAGGCGGGCGAGTATTACTTCGAGGGCTTTACCGTTACGCAGCCGACGAAGCTCGTGCTCACCGTCACCGAGTGGAGCCTGCCGAACCGATATTTCAGGTTTGTCGAGTTCCTGCCGGGCTTCGTGGAAGTATGGGGCGGCGAGACGATATTCCGTCTGGACGTGATCCAGAAGGCCGACTTCTCGAACCTTACCATCCCATACGCGTCCGCGTCGATCACTATCGACAACACGTCGAAGCGTTTCGACCCGGCGAACAAAGCCGGCGTTTTTAAGAGCGTGGTGGCCAGGCAGCCGGTCCCGCTGTTTCTCGGCGTACAGACCGGCGACTCGGCCGAGTATGTGGCCATCGGCGTGTACTATCAGCAGAACCTCGGCTGGCAGCTCCAGAACGACGGGCTCACCATCCAGTGGGATCTCATCGACATCATCGGTCTGCTGGCGGACCGTAAATTCGAGCTTGCCGGCACGCAGCCGACGACGCTGGCCGGCTGGGTCGCGGAGATCGTCGGGCAGCTGGGCGCTACCTTCGAGGGCCACTATACCATCGACGGCGACCTTGGCAGCACAGCGCTCACTTGCAGCTCGTCAGATCTGGACGAGATAACCTGCGGAGATCTTCTCCGCTTTATCTGCCAGGCGTCGAACACTTTCCCCGTCTCCGATCCGGTGACGGGCTATCTGCATATAAAGGCGCTGAACAACACGACGCAGGACTACGTCACCATGAGGATGCAGAACACGGTGGCCAACAGCAGAGCCAACACCGATATCGCGTTCCTGTCTTTCGATATTAACGGCACACTGTACAACGTGCCCGGCACGGCGGAGGCCAGCGACACGACGGTCAACGTCAAGAACCCGTTCATAACCACCGCGAACGACGCAGCCATGGCCGCGCAGGTCATTCTGACGCAGTACGGCGGCGACGTGCTGGAGCTCCGGGCCCGCGGCGACATGAGCCGCGAGGTCGGCGACATGGTGTCCGTCGAAGTGATACCGGGCGTTAACGTCTCGGCCAGGATCTTCGAGCAGCAGCTGACGCTGGACAACGGCGTCATGACGAACGTGCCGCTCAAATGTCTCCAGGCTAACGGCGGCACCCTTTACACCGATGTCATCGTCATCAACGAGAGCGGCAGCTACCAGATGCCGGCAGGCGTGACCGAGTGCACGCTGGTCCTGATCGGCGGCGGCGACGGAGGCGACGGAGGAGACGGTGCGACCCTGTACTATCTGTCCGCGAACAAAGACTCCGGAGCCGGTGGAGCCGGAGGCAAGGGCGGCAAGGTCTACACGATACCGCTCGAAATAAACGACGGTCAGCAGTTCTCGGTCTCCATCGGCGCAGGCGGGACCGGCGGCAAGGGCGGCACATGGTCGTACCGGCCCAGACCGGCGGACAATAAGGGCGCAGCGGGCGCGGCCGGATCGCCGACCGCGGCCACCTTCTCTGCGACGTATACGTCCGCTGACGGCGTCCGGATGCCGGCGGGGTATGCTGACCTGCTGACGAACATGATCTTCGCCCTGGATGGCCAGAACGGCCTCACAGGGCAGAGAGACGGCGAGAACGGCAAGAACGGCAAACCGAACACGGGCTTCGGCGGTGCGGGCGGAGACGGCGGCGGTGAGGCTGTCGTCGTTTGGCTTACGCCGAAAGACGTGGTGCCGAGCTATGAACTGCCGCCGGAAGTGGTCGAGAGGATCATGCGGCTCAATGGCTTTGATCCGGCTGGAGGCATGGATCAGGAGAAGGCAATAGTCGCGAAATTTCCCACAAATGGCAAAAACGGAGGCAACGGCGGTTCGGGATGCTGTCTCATATTCTACACGAGGTGACATTATGGCACGACTCAACTATACAGTACAGCAGATTAATGCGGCACTCGCAAAGGCCATCGCCGCGGCAAACACGGGTTCGCTCTCTAACCTTACCACAGCAGATAAATCATCCCTTGTTTCCGCAATCAACGAAGTCAACACCCTTGCGGGCAATCCCTTCGGCAATGATGTATCCATCGGCGGAGCAATCGCCACTTTCAAGAGAAACCGAAGCGGGATGCCCGTGGATGTCATCGCAAACATACTTCCCAAACAGGCGGGAAGCGGTGACCCGTCACCTTCCAACATCCGCACTATAAGCGGGTGGTCTAGTGTTAATGTATTTAATACGGGGAAGAATCTGTGGAATCCGACATACTTTACAGATAACAGTTTTACTCTCCAAACCGATGGGTCTTTAAAGGGTGCTTCGGAAAATATAAGCGGGAAAACATTAAGCATACCGCCTACTAGTCGTGCAGTTATGTCTTTGGATTATTATGGAGCGTCTGGACGGGCGGGATATTTTCAGTTTGTCTATTCAGACGGCACCGTGCAATATCCTATTGAATGCAACTCTACCACATGGACGCATTTGAGCGCGGTATCTGCGCTGGACAAAACGGTTATTGGCATAACATTCTTGAAAAGCAATAACCGCGATATGTACGTTAAGAACTTCCAACTAGAACTCGGTTCCACCGCCACCTCATACGAACCCTACACAGGCAACACCTACACCCTGCAACTGGGCAATACATACTACGGCGGTACGGTGGATTTTGTCAGCGGGAAGATGACGGTGACACACGGATATGCTGTATTTAACGGCTCTGAAAACTGGGTAAATGTCGGCGGCAGTTATCCACAGGCATTTCAGCTTGATACAGGAATCACAAACGCATATCAGCCAAACCCGGCAACACAAGATGATATGTCGAATTTATATCCTTGGTGCAAGACAAGCTCTACAAATTACGGATGTCGATGGCAAGCGGCAAACAGCAACGGGCGGTTCTATGTATATGACGATAATTATTCTTCAAATTTACAGGACTTTAAATCGCACCTAGGAACTACAAATTTGCAGATATGCTATAAACTTGCTACTCCAATTGAAATAGACCTCACTCCTACGCAAATCTCTTCTCTAATCGGAGAGAACAATATATGGGCGGACAGCGGTGATGTGGAGGTATCATTCCCCGCAGACTTCGCCACCTTGGATGCTATCGGCAAACTTGACCCGTCACAGGCGACAGCACCGATAAAGGAATATTCATCAGCGCACACGATAACGAAAGATGATTATTCCTGTCTGTTACTGGTGACGGGTGCGACAACTATCACAATTCCCACGGGGCTAGATATTGGAACGGAAATAGAAGTCATGCGGACGGGTACAAGCACAGTCACAATATCACCCGCTTCGGGTGTGACTTTGAACGGAGCATCTTCAAACAAGACCATCACAACGGCATACAACAGTTTGAAGTTGAAGTGTATCGGGAATAATGCGTGGGTGAGCAGATGATTATAGACGAGCTTATCACCGACCGAATGGAGTCTGATGTCGTCAGGCTGAAAGAGTTAATAAAAAAGACTTGGCAAGGCATGACGGCGGAAGAGCGGGAAGAGTACGACGACGGCATATTCCCATTGGAAGATATCAACGGCATCTGGTTACAGGACAGCACAGACGAGCAACTGTATTCGCAGGCATCCGTGCAGAGAGGTGCATATAACTATACCGATTGGAACAGAGTCGAGACGGCGGTCGGTTATGTCTCGGGCGAATTAGTACAGGCGGACACCGACCTGCGGGCATACGCGACATCCCTCGGGGTGGCATGGAGCACCGCGTTCGCCCTTCCTTACGACCCGTCGTCCTATTCACTCACGACAAAGACCGATTGGACCAACGAGAGCAAACCGTCCACGACACATATGGCGAGGTATCTCAACAATGTGGTGCTCATCAAGGCCGCGATCCCGAACGCCTCGGCGGCATGGCTGCCCGACTCGATGGACAGGCTCGACTATTCAGGAGCGAACGGCATCGAGCAGGTGCTCATAGACATCCACACGGCACTCGCCCTGCTGATAACAGAGAGGATGGGACTCATCCGCTCGGCACTGGCGGTCAACTACTCTGGCGAAATTTACTCTGGTGAAGGTGAGGCATAATGCAGGATAGAATAGCTAACCATCCGAACAGGTGGGTGCTCACTCCCGTCACGGGACAGACGAACACCTACGACTTCACGCGTGCGGACGACCCGACGGTGACAGGCACTCCGCTGAACAAGGCGACATTCCTCACCGACGACACCGCGTCCGCGATCGCGGCTCTCACAGGCACGACACCCGACCTCCCGACGGAGGCGCTGACGGCCCTGGCAACGGTGCTGTCCGGGCTGGGAGCAAGCAGCCTCGTCCACGTGGAGACGGGCTCGTATACCGGCACCGGCACGGCCGGCTCCGGCGGATCCGGAACGGCCAACTCGCTGACGTTCTCATATAAGCCGCGGCTTGTGATAATCGTCCAGGCGGGCGGGTCCTTCGCGACCTCGCAGGGCGACGGCTTTATGTGGCAGAACCCGAACACGGCGGCCACGAACAACGTGGTGAGCTTGAACGACAAAATGCTGTCCTGGATCACGACCAGCACGACCACGAGCACGTCGACCCGCGCAAAGGCGCAGATGAACACGAGCGGCCAGACGTATTATTACATCGCCCTGGGGGTGGAATAAATGAGGATCATCGAGATCGAAGCCCTTGAAAACGGGGCCCACAGGAACCAGGCGGCCGAAGCTGCCGTCGGGATCCCGGAAGGCTGGGCGGTCATACCGGACGAGCTGGAGCTGCCGGCGACCTTTCCCTTCGTGAACATCATCGTCGAGGAGGGCATCGTCACCGCCATGACGGCGGGCACCGTGCCCGAACCAGAACCGGAGCCCGAACCGGAGCCGGAGGGCTCCGTCTGGGACGAGCTGGCCGAGGCCATCAGGAACGGGGTGAATGATGTTGAATAACAGAGAATACGTCCTCGACGTCATGCGGCGCTACGGCAAGAACATCGCCGAAGGCATCCAGGCGAAGGCCGGCGAGATGACCGGCACCGAGCTCTACGAGAGCGAGGACTATATACCGGATTTTAAGGCCGCCTGCGAGCGCAGGAACATGCTGCAGCGCACGGCCGGGTTTACATGCCGCTCGACCGCCGGGCGCATTGTGAGGCTGCTGCAGCCCTACGATAGCACGATATACACGCAGGAGCCGGAGGAGCTGCCGGCGCAGTGGGGCTTCAAGTGGTCAAAAGACCCGGCGAAGGCGCTGCCGTTCATCGCCCTGTCGACGAGTCCGTACATGACCGGCGACTGCTGCACCGAAGGCGGCGAGACCTACGTCAGCAAGATAGACAACAACGTCTTCGCGCCGTCAGCCTATCCGCAGGGGTGGGATAAATATGGATCCGCGTAAAGTCGTCGACATCGCGATCGGCGAGGTCGGCTATTTAGAAAAGAGCCGGGACGCCTACATGCGGAACCCGGCCTGCATCTGGTACAAGATCGACGGAGCCGGCCACGACAATGTGACCAAGTACGCATACGAGCTTGACCAGCTGGACTGGTTCGCCGTGTACGTGCAGTACGGCGCCTGGTGCGCCACGTTCGTCGACTGGTGCTTTATAAAGGCGTACGGCGAGCCGGCGGCCGCCAAGATGAAGAACCACGGCATATACGACAGCCTGGTGGATGACGCGATCATTCAGTACCAAAAGATGGACAGATGGTACCACGAGCCGAAGATCGGCGACCAGATATTCTTTGCGAAAGCGAACGGCGTGGATCCGGCGCACACCGGGCTCGTCGTGGACGTCGACGACGACTACGTCTACACGGTCGAGGGAAACAGCTCGGCGGAGACGGGCGTGGTCGCCAACGGCGGAGGCGTCGCCCGGAAGTGTTACCTGCGGCGCTATTACAGGATCCTCGGCTACGGCCGGCCGCTATTTGAGGAGGATGAGGATATGGATGTATCAAAGCTCATAGAGCTGATAAAAGGCGCGAGTCCGGAGGACCGGAAGGCCCTCGGCAAAGAGCTGGACGGCTGCGTCTACGAATACCGCGTCAAGATGGACGTGCCCGGCTGGGCCGTCGACGAGCTTCAGGAAGCGAAGGACGCGGGCATAACCGACGCTACGAGGCCGATGACTTATTCGACCCGCCTTGAGGCGG